CGTTGAACGAGCCATGTGAATCTCCTGTCGTGGCTAGTGTCAGCCGCACCATGCGACTGTCAGGGATGTACGCAGAATAGCACATGTACTGAAAAAAGAAAGGGGCTACCGTAGTAGCCCCAGTCCAACAGGGAGGTGTGTCCAAATGAGAGGACACCCTCATTGTACCACAAATTATGCGCCCGGAGAACCGAATACTGCGCGTGGGTCAGAATAGCCGAAGCTATAACGCTCACGAGCCTTAAAGCGCATGTTGCCTGTGTCGAAGTCAGCTTCCATGTTTGTGCGCATTGGTGAACGCTCAAAATGCTTGAAGCCGTTAGGCGCGTCAGTCTTGATGAAGAACGCATCTGGGTCTGTCAAGAAGTGGTTAACAGTGTAACCCTCTGGAAGCATACCCATGTTGCGAATCGCGTTAATGTCATTGTCTGCTGTGCCAACACGTAGAGTTGATTCCAACAAACGATCTGCAACGAATTGCAGTTGTGGTGGAATGATCAACTTAGTGCCGCGTAGAGCAATGATCATGTTGCGTTCATCAACGAAAGTAGAGATGTCAATCAAAGCATTCTCAAGCGAAGTCTCGTTCAAGTCTGCTGCTGTTGACGGCTCGTTGCGGAATGTACCACCACCTGCAAGTGGGTGGTCAGTCGCGCAAAGCTCTTTACCGTCGCCACCTGTGTAGTTGCTGTCAAACGCATTGTTTAGAACAGCAGCCGCTTTAACCTGCTTAGTGTGAGCCATAGAACGCGCAAGCGCCTTCGTATAGCGAGCACCAAGACGGTCATACAGGTTGTCTTCGATTGCTTCTTCGGTCAATGCGAATGCAAGTGCCACTGTTTCGTGTGAATAACGAGCAGTGTATGCTTCATTTGCATTGTCGAACTCAACGCCAGAACCCTCTGATTTTGTTGGAGCATTTCCAAATCCGACCAGCATGACTTCTTCTTCGAATGCACGGTCTGATGTTTCCGTATCGAAGATTTCCGCATGCTGATTTTCGTAGCGGTCATACTCCATTCCGAACAAAGCGTTCAGGCCCGGCTCAAGTTCTTTGACGAGTTGGGAGCGTGAAATAGCCATAACTCAATCTCCTTATGCCAAGCCAGCGGTTCCACCGCTGAATAGGTGGTTGTTGATTTTAACGATCACGTTAGTGTTCGCTGATGAAACATCGCTGTTCTCAGGGTCTTGAGAAATGTCGATGGCTTTCAACGGCAATGTTGCTGTTGTCGCGCCAGTAGACACAGCCAATTCCATACGAGAAATACCAGATGTGGTATCGCCCACTGGAGATTGGTCTACGATGTCGAAGTTACCTGCTAGGTCAGCTACAGGGAATGCAGCGTCTGCTTGTACTTCGAATGTCGCATCTGGTGAATCAATGACGTTTGCAATGATGTCAGATGCTGCAACGCTACCGGGGTAGCTATTGGAGTAGGTTGGCTTGCCAGTCGTTGGATCAGTGTAGAAACAACCGTTGAATACGCCAAGGATCAGACCTGATCCACCTGCTGCAACACGCTCAATGCCGCCACCAGTTACCATGGCAACTAGGTCACCTTGGAAAATGGCAGTTGCGTAGCCTGAAGCAATGCGGTAGCGATTCTGCTGCTGCGAGCTAATGCTTGTACGAACTGGACGAAGGCCAAAAGAAGCGTCTTGGTTAGACATAGCTTATTTCCTTCAATTATCCGCCTTTTCGACCTGAGCCGAAGGAGACAGAAGATTTACGTTGCGGAGCCAGTTTCGGCATGGCTGGATTGTTTTCACGCATCCAGTCACGATCAACTGCATCCATTTGCTGCTGTGTAACACCTTGATAGTGTTGATTCCGCTGATCTACCAATTCGACAGGGATGCGAGCGAGAACAAGTCCGCCAACGCCAATGACGCCAGCGTTGCGCCCCTCATCTACTACTGGTCCAAAATAATCGGGATATTCTTCAGCGCGTACTAAATCCCAACCTTCTTGCCGTTTCTTGTGAACGTTTGTTTTATCGTCGAACTCCAGTACGGATTCGCGTATCCAACGGTGTTTATAACCGAGGGGTGGTTCAGGAGCATTGAGAGCAGAACCGGGATTCCATTCCATTTTACGCTCTGAGCGTTCCCGCGATTGTGTTTCGCGTGAAGACCGATCTGCCATCTTAATCTCTCCTTGTTTGCTCTAAACGAGCTACTTCTTTCGCGTACCGCTCTAACGGAATACGCATTTTCTTGGCAAAAGCCACTTGACCGGGTGTAAGTTCCACCGACTTCTTCCGCCCTGATTTTTTAGACCGTCCGTTACCAGACGCAGGAGCAACAGTCTGGGCGTTGGACCGTTTCTCCTGAAACTTGTTAGGCATTTCTCTCCGCATACGCGCGTCGATCTCTTTGTAATAATCGTCGCTGCGAGGATCGAAATCTTCCTCTAAAACTAGCTGTTCATGAATTGCTTGAGCCGCACGAGTCATCAAACGATCTTGTCCAAACCACTGATTCTTGGACAACCAAGCCTCTAGCTTTGGATCAGGCTCTGCTTGACGCTGCGGAACTTGCTGTTGAGGCACTTGCTGCTGTTGAGCGGCTGCTTGGGCTTGCGCCTGAGCTTGAGCCTGCTGTTGAGCAATCTTTGCCTTTTGAGCACGAACACGTTCTTTTGCAATTGCAATCTTTGAGATCGCTTCTTGCGCATTCGCTACTTTATCATAGTCACCAGCTTCATAGGCTTCTGCCATCGCACGTTTAGCTTGCGCTTCTTGTGCTTTCAGGCGTCCCTCTGCTTCGTTGGTGTACCCTTGATTCAGCTTTTCAAGACGCTGCCGCATGGCTGCGTTTTCTTGCTGCATCTGCTGCGCATACTGATAAGCAGCCTGAGCTTCCTCAGAGGCTTGCTTACGTTTTGCGGTTAATTGATTAATACGACGTTGGACAGAATCGCTATAAGTTTCTAGCTCATCGTCACCTGAAGACTTTTTCCGAACATTTGTTCGGGTTTCTTCCTCATCGTCATCGGAAGAGGCTTCAATCACCTCATCTTCTTGATCGTCATCTAGATCAATAGATGTGCTGCTTTCTAATTCGTCGTCTTCACGAATATCTTCAGACATAGCCATTTTCCTTGTTCTCCATCACACTATACATAAGAAATGTCTTTTGGGTCAAGAATTGTGGCGATAATGTTATCGTCATTTATGATTCTTACCTCAAGACCTTCCACTTTGAACCTATTTCCAGCATATCTTCCTATAAGAACCCAATCCTTTTCATTACACCAAGGACCATTTGGGAACTTTTGGGAGTCTTTATATGCGTCAGGACCAAGTTTGACGACATATGCTGCAACCGTTGCGAACGCTTCACGGTCACGAACCTGATCAGGAACGTACAAACCGCCTTTTGTCTTTTCGCTAGGATAGTATGGAATAATAAGAACACGGTAGCCTGTAGGCTGCGGTAGTCTTTCTAGTGCCGAAGCGTCCATCTGTGACGGATCGTCTTCGTTTTTGCTGTCTGCCCCCTTGCCAAAAGCATTTTCAATTGGCTTAGGCATTTGTGGGTTTTCTTTTATTGCCTTCTGCGCTGCCTTTGCAACGTGATCTGGCACAAATAACTTATTAGTCATCTGCGTACTCTATGCCTTTCATCGCGGTTTTAATCTCATCTTCGACGTAGGACATTCCGCGTATTTCGCCTACAAGATACCGATACTCATCAAAAGTTTGTACCGAGCCATCCGCGAGCTTGTCTTTCAGACGCACATCGCGCTCACGTATGTTTTTTAACAGATATTCTGCAAGATTTAGTGCGTCCATACCGCATACAGTATGCGATTATGCGGGAAACACAAGAGATATTACCAAAAAGTCAGAAAATACCTTGGAATCTCTGGGGTCTTGCGATCCTACTAAACCTGCTTACGTGGCCTCCCGCGTTTTTTCGCAGGGGCTTTTGTGGTTGCTTTTTTCTTAGGTTTTTCTTCGACCCACGCTTCGTTTTCGGGGGTGTTCGGGTCGTCTTTGACGAAGTGGCCTTTTTCCGTCCGCGCTCGGACTTTCCCGCTTGACTTAGGGCTATCGCTACTGCTTGCTTTTGCGGACGCCCCTCCGACTTTAGCTTCCGCACGTTGCTGCTTATTGTCTTCTGGCTTTTTCCCTTTTTCAGCGGCATGTTCAGCCTCCCTCTGAGCGATCTTCTTGGCTTTCTCCTGTTCAGCCATTTTCTCCCGTATTGACGATGCCATCTTACTGTCCTTTCATTGCTGAGTTCAGCGCGGCAATGTCTCTCTGGGTTTGAATGCGTTCCTCTGCTACTCGTGAACGCTCATCAATCGCCTTTTCCTGAGCATCAATGCGCTGTTGTGCGATCAGAATATCGTTACGTTCTTTCTCGCTTTCCATTTCCTGCTTGGCTTCAAACTCTTGCTGCTTACGCTGCATGTCTGCTGCCTTGAGTTGCAGTTCTTGGTTCCGTATGTCCACGAGTGGATCGGATTGTGGTGGCGGTGCTACCGCTTGCGCTAATTGTTCTGTCATCTCTGCAATGAGTTCTGCCGCACGAGCGTCGATCTGTGGCTTGAACTGCATCATAGGATCAGCAGGTGGTTGCCCCGGCTGTGGTGGCATCATCTGCGCCTGCTGTTGCATCATTTGCATTTGCTCAGGTGGAATCTGTGACATGATCTCTTGCTGCGCCTGAGACTCAGCCATCATGCCAATATGCTCCTGAATATGGCCTTGCAGCGCAATAATCGCTTGTGGGTTAAGCT